AGCATGACCTGTGGGTCACTGCCTTGCCCAGTATTTAAACCAACGCCTGTCTCACAATCAAGTTGCAAGCTGTGATGCGCAGTGCGTTTGAGGTTGTTTGTGCCTGTTGGCAACGCGCGCCAAGACCTGAGCCACTTTTGAGTTGCGCTGTTGTCAGCGTAGGTTTCTAAATCAAAAGTGTAAATGTTGCCATTTTCAAAATCGCCAATAACTATGTTGCCTTGAAAGTTGCACTGGCAGTTAGAACGGTGTCGTGTAAACTCACCATTGGTCAGCCCAGCGCGCTCATGCCATGCTTGTGTGGCTGCGTCATAGACCCAAGTAGCGTTGGCGCTTGGAAAGGTCAGCACGTAAAACGTGTGGCCTTCTTGCTGATATGTATAGGCAAGGGCGTCTGAGATCACGCCGTACTGGGCAATGGCATATTCCACCGCATGAGTAGAAACCCTAACGCCGTTGTAACCGTTGGCACGGTAAACAATACCTTGGCCGCGGGCGTCTTGGCCGAGCCAAAACAAACTGTTATCCAGTTTTGCAACTGAATAGGGCGCTGCGCACCCGATTTCATTAAACGCACCTTGGATGCGTACCAAAGGGAAATCTGCACCGCCAGCGTCGTACCAGACCTCAACTGAGTCAGACCCAAAAAGCCAAGCCTCGCGGTGATCGACATTGATGGCCACCAAGCCGTCTGGCGAGCCTTCAGCGCTTGCAAAATCAAGCGGGTCTACCGATGTACCATCCAAGAGTGAAGTCACCCATACGCGCTGGCTATTCGGTTCATTAAAAACAAAGTAGCCATCTAAGTAACCCACCGTCACAGCGCCTGGGAAGTCTGGGTCTGTAATGGGCGCAAAGACGTGTGTCTGTTCGTTGTAGATGTAGCTTGGGCCATTGCAGGCAAAAAAGATTTGCGTGCCGTTGTCAGCAATTGAGACAGGCCCAGTGCCTGAGACTTGGCCAATCATTGTTGGCGTCCCATTAAGGTCAAACACGCGGTAGACCTCCATGCCAGAGACAACATAAAAGTTGTTGTTACTTGCTTGGTGCGACCACAGCGCGCGGATGGGGCCAGAGCCGATGGTCTGCAAAAACTTTAGGCCAGGCGCGCGGTTAAGAAAGCCTGGCTCCTTGCCGCCCTCGGGAATGACCTCGGGAAACAAATTGATCATGCGGTTGTCGGCAGCGTTGATGCTGCGGGCAACGTAACTTGAGCCAAGGATTGGCGTCTTCATCAGTAGTTACCGGCGTAGATGTTAAAGCGTTGGCGGTTGGCCACCAAAGCGTACGGCAGTGCCATCACGTCATCTGGGTTGTTGATGCGTTTTAAGTCACGCTTAGAAGTCATGGCAATGCGCTGCACCTGTGGGCTTGGCTCAACGCCAAACTCGGGGGCAAACTCCATGGCCAAGTTGTACGTGAAAGCGCGCAGATAACCAGGCGGGTAGTACAGCACCGTTGACAAAGTTGCAGGTTTGTCAAGCTCTTCAACCGAAACAAAATGCCATTCCAAATCCTGTGTGGGACGAGGATAGACGTACATCTCAATGTCAGGAAACGTCATGTTGGCCCACATGACTTGTGGGAACGTAGACGTTACAGTCTTAACAGCAATACCGTTGTACTGCTGTTGATTGATAAATTTGATGCCATACGACACGCCACTAGGCGCTTTGAAGTATGTAGCATCATCAAGCAAAACGGGGCGATTGCCTACAAAGTCACCTGTAGGGCCAAGGGTTCGGCTAAGAACGCTAGACGGCCATGTAAAGACCTGATCTTGCGTAGAAAAGACAGACAAACGTTCTGTGTTCCAGCTGTCGATCATCTGGTTTAACGCCATCAAAGCGTCTTGAGAAACCGATGCAGATGACGTCTCACCTTCGGCTAACACACCCAACAAACGAAGGGAGCGATTTATTTGATCGCCTGCGGTGTACGTTGTCATGTTTAAACCTCTTCAGTGGTCACTTTTCTACGGCGTTTAACTTCCAGCACGTTCACGGGAGCCGCTTCAGGTTCAGAAGGCGTGTCTGGATTGTAGCGTGTCCAGCCATTTTTTTCATCCATTTCCATCTCAAGTTCCATTGTGGCAACTTTAGCGCCGTGGACAGGATGTACAAGTGTGATGTTCATAATAGAAAGGGGGTGATTAGCCCCCTTTGGTTTAGCTTGCGCCGTGGATAACGCAAAAGTTGATGACAACAGCTTCTGACAGCGAGCCGCCAGAGATGTTGCGCAACGTAATGCTGACAGAACCAGTAGCAAGCGCGTTAGCAAATACGTTGTATGAGCCAGCGGTAGCTTGACCACCAGAAATTGTCAAAATCACGGTGTCATTTGCGCTGATTGTGCTGTTGTTCAAAGTGAACGTCGCATTGGTAGCGGTAGCCAAAGACGCATTGTTCATTGTGATGCGGCCCATAGACTTGTCCAGCGTTACCGCTGTGGACTTGCTTGTTGCCTGTGTCACAGTGCCTTGCGCCGAAGCAGCGTAGCCGATTTCCTCGGTTGCGTAGCATGTGCTGAATTCAGGATCCAGATATGCGACGCCAGTAGCTTTGGTATTTGATGGCATGATTTTTCCTTAAAAGACGGGGCCGAAGCCCCATCATTTTCTTAGGCTGTTTTGTAAACAGTGTAAGTAGCATCGCCAGTTTTACGGAATGTAAACTGAGCGCTAGAGGTAATAGCCACGGCCACGAAAGCGTTGCCGCCATCGGTGAGGCCAGTAGCTGTTGCCAAAGTCACAGTACCAGAAGAAGTACCAGTGTTGATGATGTTCAGCGTAAATGTGCTACCAACTTTTGCGCTGGTCACAATCGCGTCAATAGATGCGGCTGTGGGCAAAGTGTAAGTAGCAGCAGATGTGCTGGGGTTAGCAACCAACCAACCACCGGTCACTTGAGCAGCTGTCAAAGTTGCTGTAGATGTGGCAGTTTGGGGGGCGGCTGCATAGCCCATCGTGAGTTCAGACAGATTGCCGTCACCAAGTTGGTAACCGCCTGCGCCATTAGGTAAAGCCATGATAATTTCCTTTCAATGTGAATTTAAATCAACCCCAGATGCGGCAAGCCATCTGTGGACGAATTGTGTTAAAGCCATACAAAACGTCGATACGGCAAGGCATACGGTCGTTATTGATGTCGTACTGGCGAACCACACGCAAGGAAATACCGTTGTGAACTGCGCGGGCAGCCATGTCAACACCTTGTGGCAACAACAAGTCAGCCGTAGCAAACGTGATGGCGTCTTTATGGTAGACCAAGTTCTGTGCGTACTGGCTAGAAGCCGCGCCCACAAACACTACAGCCTTGCCAGATGCAGGGAAGCTGTTGACAGTAGCCAAAGCGTTGTCAGAAGTGTAGATAGGAGCAACAGTGATGTTGCCTTCGCCGCTTGAACCCAAAGTCACGTTTGCAGTAGCAACGAACTGGAACAAGGAGCCTGTTGACTCACGGGTTTGTGGGTTAACAGCAAAGCAATCAGCCACAGTGAACACGTCACCGATCTTGACCGTGCCTGCATTACCGCCGCCAGTGATGGCAATGGTAGTTGCGCCTTGTGTAGACACAGCAGCAGACAAAGTCGCGCCAGTAGCGCCGCGTGAGCCAGTTGTGAACTGCTTGATAGACTGAGACATGTTGATCTCGTCAAAGCCCAACACACCAGTGCCCATCATGCCGTTCTTGAACTGCTTGCTGATAGTGTCTGTAGGATTAAACAGACCCTTCATGCCTTCAACCAAGCCAGCGTTAGCGGCAGGGTTAACAGTTGCGTAACGGGGAGACATCACGGCTGCGGCTTCGTTCAGTTTTTGCTGCGCTTGCAACAGAACCAAAGAAGTAGCAGGCGTAGTGCCAGGCGTGCCAACCGAGTTACCAATGCTTAAGAAAGAGTTGGCAACGTCAGCATCAATGGAAGATGCCAACTGGCTGATACGAGGCTTCAACACACGCTCTGCGAAGTCGTCCAATTGCATGGTCAATTCAGCAGATGTGAAGTTAACACCGATGTGCTTTTGTGAAGCAACAGTCAGTGTGGTGAACTGCTCGTTGTCGTCTTGCACTTGCAAGGCGGCGCCGTCAGTAACCAAAGCGCGATCAGGTAAGCGGATACGCAGTGTAGAGCCGATCTTTGCGCCTTCAACAGCGAAAGAGTCGTCATACTGGCGGTTTACGTTACGTGTGATAACAAGGTTGTTTTCCAAGATCTCCAACGCTTTGCGTGTGATCATGTCAATCGTCAGAATACTATTAGACATATTAGTCCTTTCAAAAAATTAGCGGTTGCGTTGCGCTTCGTACTTTTTCATCTGGCGAGCGCGTTCAGCTTCGATCCACTGCGAGGTTGTCATGGACTTGATTGACCGTGGGTCAGTCGTGTCATGGCTCGGTGCACCTGTTGAACGTGCTGTTACCGGACTAATCGGTGCTGGCGCGTTTGAAGTTTTTTTGACCGGAGGATCAGAGGCCAATCTGGCTTCAATCTTTCCAATCTCTTTTGCCTGCATGAAAGGCGATAAACGGGAGATTCGAGCTGCTTCCTTAACATTAGATCCTAAGTAGTAAGCTACCTCGGGGCCAACGTCAGACTCATAAATCGCTTCAGCCATTACCTCGGTGATGGGCACGTTAGGGTTACGGGCTACCTGATCGTAGTCGTCGTACTTGTCCCTGACTTTCTCTTCACTGTCGGCATAAGCCTCCATGATCTCAGCTTGTTGCTTTGCGGCATCACGTTGGGCGACAAGTTCTTGGGCTTTCTGAAGGGCTAGTGCTTGCGCATAGTCTTCAGGGCTTGTAAAACTGTCAGCACTCGGTGCTTCCGCTGGCATAGACCTCAAAGTTTGCGTCTCCGCAGCCTTTGTGGCCTGATCTCTTTCCCATTTGCGCTGTTCTCTTGCGAGGCGCTTACCGATCATTGCATCGATTTCAGCTTGCGTATAAGTTTTTTCCGCTGGCTGGTCTGTCTGCTCTGTCGATACTTCCGGCGTATTAACTTCGGGTTCAGGGGCAGCCGTTGCTTCCTGTTC